AGACGTTAGTCGCTGCAGTCTGTGCAAGAGTGCTAGGGACTGTTAGGCTTGGATAATAACCTTGGTATACCAACTGGCGTCCAAACACATAACCGTTCTTAATACCAGCACTGTTCAACGGAGTTCCGCTGATGTCTTTCACGATGAACTGCGTGTTATTGGTGTTGGTGATCTGAAGATAATTGCCTGTAGCAACAGAAGCCAGTATCGGACCTGTTGGGAACGCAGCATTGATTGCCGATACAACACCGGCAAGCGTGTTGTTTGGCGAAGCAGGTACATATATCGTTACAGGATTACCAGTACCTGGATCGATGCTAAAGGTATTAGCTGTCAAGAAGCCCATGGTAACGTTGAACGTTGCATTGCTTCCGCTACCGCCTGTAACACCCACAGGGTTCGTAGGATTGACGGTGTATGCACCTTGGTTACCTATCGTGACAGTGTTGACGCCCCAACCCAAATTGAACGTAGCATTGATACCGCTACCGCTAGTTGAGGTTGGTGTTACAGGGTTGCTAGGTACGCTGCTAATGCGTTGACCGGCACTGGTGATGTTCACGCTGGTGATAGCACCTCCCGATGCTCCAGTTACTGTCAATACCAATGGACTGGTGTAATTAGAACCAGAGAAAGTCAAGGTATCGCCTACGCTATATCCGCTACCACCAACTGCAGGTGTTGCTGATACAGCTTGTACCGATGCTACAGATAGTACCGCAACAATGCTATGAGTACCGCCTACAACATTGAGGCTGTCGCCGGGAACATAACCTGTTCCTGGGTTAACAGTAGTTGCGCTTGCAACATATGTTGTTGCAGCCACAAACGTTGGGTTAGCAACAGTACCAGTTACCGAACCAAAATAGGTCTGTGTAACGGGCATGCCTGCATTCTGCCAAGGATGAGTCGTGTCGCTCTCTGTGGTTATATCAGCAAACGCAGTGTCTGTTCCGTCGTAGTTGGTGATTACCAAATAATGGCTGTTGCCGCTCGTTGCAATGCTTGCATATGCGTTGAAGCTGTTAGCGTCAAGAACTGCATTGATGCTTGACACAAATGATGCCAATGTTGTGCCAGCAACAGTTATCGTGACAGGTATGCTATCACCAATACCAATGGTGCACTGATTACCAACTGTAAATGTTGGGTTAGCAACAGTACCAGTAATCACACGCGGCGCAGCTTCGCGCCAACCCCAACCTGGATTAGTTGCTTCTGTTGTACCAATATTGAACCACCATGCAGCAGTGGTACCATCAAGAGTGGTTTGTTCAATCTTCTGCCAAATGCTGTTGAGCATCAAACCGCTGGTGGGATCAGTGCTGTATGCATCAACTGCATAATTTCCGACCGCGCCATAGGTATACTTTGGCAATATGTTATTGGTAGGTTCTGGATTGCTGAAACCCAGATCAGCAAGGACGTAGCTGTTGCTGTAGATCAAATCAATTGGTGTTGTGATATCACTACCAATGATTCGCAGGTAATACATGTCCTCGATATCAGCAACTGTAACGTCTGGCTTACCAGTGCGAGCATAAGGAATAGCCTTGATACCAGCATTGTTAAGAGTGATATTGCTGTTGATCACATTGATGACGCTGCTGAGCGTTTGGCCTATGGTCAATGCAATAGTAGTTCCATTGATCACCAAGTTGCCATTTACCGTGATGATTGGTGTGCTTGCACTGGTTCCGATATAACCACTCTGTACCATTATCTCTAGATCAGTGCTGTTTGTCAGGACCAATGGACTATGAGCAACCCATGCATTGGCGCTGTTATAATTGCCGTTGCTTGCAAAGATACCCCAGGTTGAACTTGCGCTATTGAGCCAATATTGCCCAAGTGTTGGAGGGCCAGATGGTTCCGTTGTGGTCGGAATCATTTGAGCGAGATCGACATCAGCACGCAGCACATATGCTGTGTTGGCTATACCAAGATATTGATATGCGGTAAACAATCCCAACTCGTTGAGCTGATTGCCATAATCTGGTGTACCAGCTATGTTGTAGAAAGTTGGAGTACCAAAAGTCTGCAGCAGATCTCTTTGGCTGCTGATCAAGTAAAGCTTGTTTGCGTTTACAGCAAGCGTACCTGGTGCATAAGTGGTTGTGCTACCAGGTGCCAGTTTGTTGGCTGCAGTAGCTATCATTATCAGTGGTGTTGTTCCGGTTCCGGCGCTAGCATAGACACTTTCGTCTGTTACTGTAACGCTTACGCCTGGGGATACTAAGGTGGCCATATTTGAACCTCTCCATTGGGGATGTGTGCTGATCTATTTATTCGAGGTCTGATAAATTTCTCGGTTTGAAAGCCATCTGTGAGGCGTGATACGCTTGATTGATCTGCTAAAATGTCTTAACATTGCACGATAGGAGATATGAATGATAATTGGTATCTGCGGATTGATAGGAAGCGGCAAAGGAACTGTCGCGGACATTTTGGAACAAGAGCACGGCTTCATCAAAGTGAGCTTTGCTGATAGCCTCAAAGATGCAGTTGCAGCAGTGTTTGGTTGGCCTCGCTACCTCTTGGAAGGCGACACTGAAGAAAGCCGATCTTGGCGAGAGCAGACAGATGACTGGTGGGCCACTCGCCTTAGAATGCCAAATCTCACACCGCGCTTGGTTTTGCAGCAATGGGGCACAGAAGTTTGTCGTTTTGGTTTCCATGATGACATTTGGATTGCCAGCATGGAGCGCAAGCTTGATACGACCAAGAACTATGTGATTCCAGACACGCGATTCCCAAACGAGATCGATATGATCACGAGGCTCAATGGACAAGTTTGGCACATCGAGCGAGGTGCCAGACCATCATGGTTTGATCAATACAAACTGGGCGGATCACCTCCGCCTAATCTACATGCCAGCGAATGGGCTTGGGTACGATCAAAATTCAATCACACGATTCAAAACAATGGCACGCTTGAGCAACTAAAGACATCAGTTAACGCAGTTTTCAACTGATTAAATATACGATGCAGGAAGCACTAAATGGCTGAAATTGATCCGTTGATACTCTGCGACGCTGGTGAAACACAGACCAACATGTTAGCAGCCGACCATGCAGTTGCAGCAGGTCACAGAAAAAGCACGTTGACCTATCCTGGTTCTGAAAAGTTTGACAACAACGTTGATTCTTTTGAACTGGACATGGATCACTTGAAGGAAGCTAATCGCTACCTCATGCGTGCTAATAAAAGCATGCATCGGTCTTGGCCACGGCGACAATTGAATACCGATAACGCTCTGAGGCGAGATAGCTGGATAGCCAGATGGGCCCATCAGATATACATGTTTGGCTTGTTTACGCAGGATGCTAGCCTGTTGAAAATCAACACAGACATAGCCTGGGCAGCTCAGATGTATGTAGACCGGTTCCTTTATGACAATGAACCATGGGATCTGTGCGAGCTTTATCTGTTTGACATGAAGAGCGAAAGCTGGTGGCAGTGGAAGCAACAATGGACACGCATTGAATCTGTGCCATCACCGAGCGGTGTTTATACCATAATAGGGCAAGACAAGCTAACCAATGCCGGTAAAGCTGCGATGAAAGACCTATTCTCAGTTAGCCAATAATAACACCCAACGGCATTGCGTTGTCAATGTAGAGATCAATATCACGTTCAAGACGTTCTATCGTAGCCTTGCTCTCATCCATCAGCTGCTGTCCTTTGAGAGTAGTACCGCCTTGTGGACCGGCTAATGTGTTATACTTGCTATAGGCCTCGCCTAGCATGCGCTGGCACCAAGCTAGCGTGTAATCTCTGATCCAAGGACGAGCAAATGGATCTTTCAGTATGGTATCGTTGGCACGATACATGTAAGCCCATATCAGTATCTGTTCGTTACCGCTAGGCCTGCGCACGATGCTCAGCTTCTTGGTAACTGTATCAAACGTATAATTGATGTCGCGACCAAACATGCGCCCTGCTTGGTCAAGATATTCATAGAACAGCTCGTAGGTAAGCAATCCAGCGCTATATCCGCCGCCTGCACCTGCCTGCAATAGATACAAGTTGGTATAGGCCAAGCTGAATGGATCTATCTGAGTGCCGCCTGTTATGCCGCCAAGCCCTCTGCGGAACAGCTGGCGTACAGACACAACATTGTCAGGCAGATAGTAATCAGTCACATCGTTCTGCAGCAGGAGGAACAGATAGCTTTCTTCATCAGCGTTACCGCTGCGCTGTCTGTATCTGTCAAAAGCTAGTGTCAGGGCAGTGTTATAGTGACCGGGATCAAGTTCAATATCAACCATGCCGCCGCCCAGCATGAACTGGATTTCATCTATGATCTGCTGCTGCAATGGTGATGTCTGAGTAGCAGGTGGTACTTGTACGGTTGACGTTGCCATGTTTCATTGATCTCCAATGATAT